AGTTTCAGGTGAGACCGGGTGGCAGGTCAGACCGAAACGATCCACAAGATCGAGACGTCTGTGCCTACTACCCAATAACCAGCTTCACAATTGTGGAGCGATTTTAACGTAAAAACGTGAAACGAAGGAAAACGATTATGTTTGAATATCAAAGTGCAAATGGCGGAACCTCTGGCGGAGACCGCACACCAATCCTCAAATTTTCCGCAAAGGACGGCAGCTTCATTATGGCTGACCGTGAAAACGTCGACGGCCAGTGGACGACACGAGAGACCGAGCTGGAGACCCCGGCAAAGGTGGTGATGGATATGGCTGAGATCGAGCAAGGCTGGATGGCGTTTAAGCCAGCGCCAGACTTTGTGATGGTCAAGAATAACCAGCCACGCCCTGAACGCCCTGACGAAGTCGACGCAAACGGTCAGCCGCTGTACAAGTGGGGCTTCCGGGTCAAGCTGGCAAACAAGGAACTCGGCCTGCGTGAGTTGAGCAGCTCATCCAAAAACGTTTACGAGCGGATGAAGTCGATTGCCTTGGCCTACGAAAATGGCAAGGCGGAGAACGCTGGCAAGGTTCCAGTCGTCACAATCGACGGCACGGAGCGTGTGCAGCAGACCCTTTCCGACGGACAGACCCAGACTTGGCGTGTGCCAAAGTGGTCAATCACCGGATGGGTAGACCGCCCGGCAGTCCTAGACGGCGCGCAAGATAGCGCACCAGTGGCAGCAGCCGCGCCTGTTATCGAGCCTGCTCCGGCAGCGCCGGTTGAGGGCAGCGACCTGTTCTAGTGCGTTAGGCACCAGCGGTTGGGTTTCCTCCCTTCCCTGACCGCTGGTGCCACCCTAATAAGGGGTAAAAGGGGGATGAAGGGTAAGCAAATGACAAATATATCAAGCTATATAGAGCAGGTTGCCAGAGCCTATTGGGGCGAGCCGACGATTAAGCGTGGCCATACATACCGCTGGGGCAACCACGGATCAAAGGAAATTGATCTTCGCAAGGGCACATTCTTCGATTTTCAGGAGAATGTCGGCGGGGGTGTGATTGACTTGGTCAAAATGCACGAGCCGACCAGCTTCCAGACAATTCCAGAAATTTTGGAGAAGAAGTTTGGCATAGCCCGGCAGCAGCAAAACACAATCCAGCCAGCCAAGTTCATGTCGAAGTGCTACAGCTACGTCGACGAGCACGGCGAGGTGCGCTATGAGGTTGTGCGGTTTGAGCCAAAGGACTTCCGCCAGCGTGTGCCTGACGGCAGCGGCGGCTATAAGTGGAGCATGAAAGACATCGAGGCCTTGCCATACAACTTGCCGCAGATGCTGGCGCGGCCAGACGAGCCGGTGTTTGTTGTTGAGGGCGAGAAGGCCGCCGACGCACTTATTGGCGCCGGCCTTGTGTCAACGACGTCACACGGCGGAGCCAAGAAGTGGTCGCCAAGCCTGAACAAGTGGTTTGAGGCTCGCAACGTAATCATCCTGCCGGACAACGACGAGCCGGGGCAACAGCACGCCCAGATCGTGGCGGAGAACCTGTTTGGCACGGCAAGCCGCATCAAGGTCGTAAACCTGTCAGGCCTGCCAGAAAAGGGCGACGTGGTCGACTATCTGGCGGCGCACGACAGGCAGAGCCTTCTGGCCGAGGTTAAGGCGACGCCGGCCATTGAGGCAGCGCCTGAGCCGGTCGCCGCGGAGGATTATAACAACGATAATGACGAGGCCGATTACTTCGAGTTCGTCGACGAGGATTACCTGATGAGCATGCCGCCAATCGAGTGGGCGGTGGGCGAGGGCGACGTCGGCCTGATCACGGCGCACGGCCTGAGCATGATCTATGGCGCGCCGGGCAGCGGCAAGAGCTTTATTAGCCTCGATATGGCGCTAAGTCAGGCGCACGGCATCGAATGGCAGGGCATGCCAACAAAGCAGGGCGACGTGCTTTATATAGCCGGCGAGGGTGTTGGCGGCCTTGGGAAGCGCGTGCGGGCGTGGAAAAACACCAAAGGCCTCGGCACAAGCGGGCACTTCCACATGCTGCCCATAGCGGTAAATATGCGCGATCAGGGCGAGGTCGAGAAGCTAATCAGGTCGATTGACCGGCTCGACCGGAAGTGGACTGCGGTATATATCGACACATTAGCCAGGGCAATGCTGGGGGCTGACGAGAACAGCTCGACTGAGACAGGCCTAGTAATCGCCGCGGCTGACGCCATCCGTAACCACGTCGACTGCGCGGTGGTGTTTGTGCACCACTCTGGCAAGCAAATTGAGCGCGGAAGCAGGGGTTCGTCGGCGATTCTGGGGGCCGTTGACGCGTCCATAGCCGTCATAAAGGACGAGCAGTGGGTCACAATGCGAGTAGAAAAGCAAAAGGACGCAGAGCCAATTGAGCCGGACATAACGCTGGAGATGGTGCCAATCGAGAATATGGCGGGGTCGTCGGTGGTGCTGAGGCGGGTCGACGAGGGCGACAAGCCAAAGAAGAAGCGGGCAGCCAAGCCAGCCTCAGGGCGGCAAGAACATGCGTTTATGGCACTGCAAAATATCATCATAGATATGGGGCAGAAAAGGGTGCCAATTGCGGCGTGGAATGACGCTCATAAGGGCAAATCGCCGGATTTGACCGCAGAGCAGCGAAACACGGCTCGGCAGGCACTTCAGGACAAGGGTCTGGTGGTTGTGGATAATTTTATGTGCTGGATAAACAGTGACTTAGACGATAATGTCGGTTAAGAATGATTCTCAACCGAGGGTCGGTTGGGTTTTCAGCCGAGGGTAGGTTGGGTCGGCTACACCCTAAGGGTAGCCTACCCGACCGACACCAAAACCAGCCGACGTGGAATTAATGAAGGGAAGTTAATATGGTTTACAAAAAAACAAGCAAGAGAGTGCCTAAGCCTAACAGGTCTTACTATGCGCCTAGTCAGCCAGCGATGCGCCGGATGCAGGATGCGCTGACAAGGTACGATGAGGCTGTGTCTGCCAAGGAGCGCGAGTGGGGCGTGGACAGGTTGCCGTGGCTCGCAGGCGAGGCGCTTAGGGCTAAGTTTGACGCGCAGATGGATTTGCTTAATGCGGCGATAGACAAGATGGAGGATGTCGAGCATCAGGTGGAGGTGACGCTGCGCGGTGTGGCTGCCTTGGAGCGTGCCGCCATTGAGGCGGGATATAAGCCGCTGACGGGTGAGTATGTCGAGGGCGCTATGCCTGACGGCAGGGTGCTGGCGGTTGTGCCGAATGACTACGAGGTCGGCAGGGTGAAGCGTGATAACCCTGATTTGGTGGTATACTCGGTGAGCGAGGTGGCGAAGATAATCGAGGCGTTCAAGGATGAGGGAAAGCCAGGTCTGGTGGATAGCGTGAAGGACGTGTTCGAGGGTGCCGTGGTTGAGAGGGTCAAGACCAAGACCGAGATGGCGTTAAACGATGAGGTGCCGTTTTAATGGATGACGAGATTGGATATTGTTTTGGTTGCGAGGCGCTAGTGTCTCAGGCTAACCTTATTGGCGACGCAACCGGCGAGGAGTATTGTAGCCGTTGCGGAGACGGTGACATATTATGGGCGTCAGACGCCGACGAGGAGCAGCATGAGCGACACTTCGGATAATGAGCGGGCTGAGATACTCAAGGATCGAGAGTATCAACTGCTAGGCCAGTCGACTTGGATCGACGTCAGGACGCTGACGGTAAACATCAGGAAATATGGCGCGGGCATCAAGGTCGAGGTGTGGCCGAAGGAGCTGCTCAGGGGGTATGAGCCTATCGCAGTCATTGAGGTGCCGTTCAGAGACGCCAAGGGAGAGCCAGATGATAGCGGCTGGTAGGGGGACAATTGCACGACGGTTGGCTGATGGGCGTTGTCCGTCGTGCCGCAGCGTGCTAACCACAACAGACCCGGACAAGGATGTGATCACGCAGGACTGCATCGTCTGCGGGCTCAAAATAGTTAACAGGGATATAAACAATGAAAAGAAGTGAAGTTCTCGACGACGCAAAACAGAAGGTGACTGTCGAGCGGGCGCAAGATCACGGCAACATGCAGGACAACTTTAACACGATTGCGGCGTACTGGTCTGAGCACCTGAGCCACAAGATAACCGCCAACGACGTCGGGGTTATGATGACGTTGCTGAAGGCGGCTCGGATTAAGAGCAACCCATATCACGAAGACAACTACGTTGACGGCGCAGGGTATCTAGCCTGTGCTGCTGAGTGTGTAGACGTCGATGGGTAAGGTGCTGGACATCAGTAAAGATCGGCACTTTGTGCGCTTTTTTACCGAGCCTGTGGATTGTGATTGGTGCGGGGCTGAAACCTACGGATATGTGTATGAGCGTATGCAATCTATCGTGTGCTCTAAATGTAAAGAGCCTCTGTTGATCATTGAGGATAAGCCAATGATGATTGTGACGTTTGACGATGGCAGTGAAATGGAGTTCGACGATGACAGCTAAGACCTCGGACGAGGTTATCAATAGATTTCTGGAGCGGGTGGCCTCAGGCGAGGCTGTGAGTAGGGTCTGCAAGGACAAGGACATGCCGAGCTGGGTAACGGTGAGCACACGGATAGCGGCTGATCCAGCCTTCGAGGCGCAGTACCGATTGGCGTTGGAGTTCCGTGGGATGGTTCTGGCTGACCAGCTTGATGAGATAAAGCGTGGTGCAATGACTGGGCAGATAGACCCGCAAAGCGGCAGGTTGGCCGCTGACATCCTCAAGTGGCAAGCGGCCAGGATGACGCCAAAAGTTTACGGAGACAGGCAGCAGGTAGACGTGGCGGCTGTCGAGGGTGGCAGCTATCTGGATGTGCTGCAAACAGTGAACCAAGCAATAGCAGACAAGCGTGCCAAGCAGATATCGGATAACAGAGAGAACACACAACCCGATAAACTACACGCGCGCGCGACCGAAGTTAACCAGATTTCGGTTAACAACGACATGCCCAAAAAACAGGCAAACAAGCGCAAAAAAGGCAAAAAGTTATCCACAGGCAGCTAAGTCATTGTATTTGCACGATACGCGTTGCGCATAATTAACGTTATGCGACATTTCTGCCAAATATGTACAAAGTTAACCTGATTTTGGTTAACACCCCCCCCGGTCGATCACGCGCGGGGGCGGGATAAAAAAATATACACCCCTACCACCCCCCCCTTCGGAGTTAACGCATGACCACCCGCCGCCACGAAAATGATTTTTACCCAACCCCGCCACTGGCCACACGCGCCTTGGCAGCGGTTGAGGCGTTTCGCGGTGACATATGGGAGCCTGCCTGCGGTAACG